CGAGGGTTCGAATCCCTCACTCTCCGCCACAACAGAAAGGAAAACACACACAAGGAATAAATTATGAAAAAATTAGCAATCGCATTAGTTCTACTAGCAAGTACAGCAAATGCAACAGCAGATGATAGATTTGAATCTATCCAAAGAGTTTGGCCTACCTGTGCATCATGTCACGGAGCACAAGGTCAAGGAATGGGCGGCATGCCCGCACTAGCAGGTAAAGATGCCGACTACATTATTAACGCATTACTTCAGTACAAAAACAAAGAACAACGTGGTCCATTAAGTGCATTAATGTGGCAACAAGCATCTATGTTGACTGAAGCTCAAATTGGTACTATTGGCGTTTATATTCAAGAAACGCTTGACACACCGGCCAATTGATAGTATAATATACTTTTTAAACACACTCGGAGAAGTTATGTTAGACATACAAGGTATTACCCAAGATAGAATTGAAAAGATGAAAGAGGATATCGATAATCCTTATAGAGTAAACGGTTTCAACGGAACATGGGCGTTTACAGATCATCGTAAAATTCCTGAAGTATTGCTAGGGTTTCTACAACACCATTTCGGACAGTACAGAGTCAGACGTATTCCGTTGGATAAGATCAACGAAGTAATGAATGACATTTGGGAAGGACCAGGTAGTCTTGAAAAAGTACTAAATGCAGAGCTTGAAATGAAACAGTCCGGCAAAGACGTAAAGTTCACAGCCGCTGACATTGCAGCAACCAAAGCGACTGGAGATGAAGACGATTCACTTCCTGTTGCAGACGCAAATAATAATTGATAATTAATTATACGCTCGGATAGCTCAGTTGGTAGAGCAGGGGTTTTGTAAACCTCAGGTCGTAGGTTCGAATCCTATTCCGAGCTCCATTTTTAGTGTGGGGCCGTAGCTCAGTAGGGAGAGCGATTGGTTTGCAACCAATAGGTCGTGGGTTCGATCCCCTCCGGCTCCACCATTTTTCTTCCAAAACCGGTTGACAAGACTCTATTTCTTTGCTATAATATATACATAAATTAGGCAAACAAATAGAGGCATATATGACATTAGTTGACAAAGCAAAGTTGTACGCTACAGCGGCACACGGTGCTATTGGACAAATCCGTAAATACACCGGCGAACCTTACGTAACACACCCTATCAGAGTAATGAATCTTGTAAGCACAGTTGTACAAGACGAGAGAGTGTTGGCGGCGGCATTATTACACGATGTCATAGAAGATACTCAAATTACTAAAGAAGACATTGCTGTTGAATTTGGTATTGATGTTGCTGATATGGTTGTTGCGTTAAGTGACCCACCAAAAGTAGAAGGTGGTCCAAATCGTAAAACACGTAAAGCACAAGACCGCGAAAGGTTAGCAAAATCACCAGCTGATGTACAAACTGTAAAAGTAGCAGACATGATTGACAACACTGAAAGTATTGTTGCACATGATCCTAAGTTTGCAAAATTGTACTTAGAAGAAAAGCGTTTGTTGTTAGAAGTATTAACAAGTGCAGATCCTAAGTTGGTTGCAATAGCAAAGAACCAGGTGAAGAAATGAGTAAGTTTCGAGAGCAATACTTGAAACCTACTTATTTCAAGACCAAAGACCATTGGATGGTAGGCACTGTATGGCCTGTAAAAGGTTCTAAGGATAACGAGTATAGTGTAGAACTTACAGACAAAGGTTTTACATGTGATTGTACTGGCTTTACTTTTAGAGGTAAGTGTAAACACAGTACAGGTATTAACGAAAAAGTAGAGAGGGCAATGAGCTATGACTTTTAAAGATTTAGAATTTAAAAATGTATCACACGGTGTACAAGCACTTGTAGACTTTGACAAGTATCAGTTAAGTATTATCAGCAGTGACATGTCATATGGTGGCAAAGCAGGCTTATACGAAATTGGCGTGTTTGCTGGTGACGATATGGTAGAACTACCAGGTATTACAAATGAGAATGATACTGTAAAAGGGTTCTTGACAGTAGCAGACGTTGATGCTATAATGTTAAAATTATACACAGTAACAGGCACAGAAGGCAAACAAATATGAGAACACAACCGCAAGATATAATTGCAAGGCTAGAAGCTGACAATAGTAAGCTCGCCAAACAAGCAATTTTAAAAGAAGCACTTGAAGAAGGTGTACCAGAGTTTTTCGAAGGTATTACAATGGCACTTGATGCTCTTGTTACTTTTGGTGTTAAGCAAGTACCTGAGCGTTCAGACGTACTAACCGGACAAGGTCTTTCGTGGCCAGTGTTCAAAGAGCTTGCTGATAAACTTGCCAATCGTGAACTAACAGGACATGCGGCACGTGATGCTATTGAACTTGCAATGGGTGTTGCTACTACAGAACAGTGGAATGGCTTTTACAGACGTATCTTAATCAAAGACTTACGATGCGGAATGAGCGAAAGGACTGTTAACAAAGTAGCACCAGGTACTGTTCCTGTGTTTACATGTAGCCTAGCACATGACTCAGCCAAGCATGAAAAGAAAATGGTTGGTAAGAAACAAATTGAAATCAAACTAGATGGTGTAAGAGTTATTACTATCATCCGTGGCGACAAAGTAGAAATGTTTAGCCGTAATGGTAAACAGTTTCATAACTTTGGTCACATCATTGAAGAAATTCAAACAGTAATTAAAGACCACCCTGTACCTTATCCGCTAGTATTAGACGGAGAGGTAATGAGTGCTAACTTCCAAGACCTTATGAAACAAGTACATCGTAAAGATGGTAAACAAACTACTGATGCTGTATTGCATTTGTTTGATACTATTCCATTAGG